TACGCCTCGGTCAAGACCACCACCACATTTACGGGAGGGATTATCCTAGGGGCGTCCACTCCCAGGGCAAAGAATTGGTTCTATACTAAGTGTAAGGAAGCAGAGCTAGAAATGCTCGCGGCACTACACGAAGGCCGGACCCCGGAAAAGATATTCCTCACCGCTCCAACGGCTGCGAATCCCCACATTCCCAAAGAGACTATAGACTTCGCTCGCAAGAACCTACCGGACCGACTCTTTAGGCAATACTTCTTGGCGGAATTTGTGGACGACTCGGACGTGTTTGTCGGATTCCGTAAATGCATTTATGGAGAGGTCCTGGACTTCCCTACCCAGGTAAGGCAGGAGTGGGTGGCAACCGACGCAGGAGAATACGAAGTAGCGGTAGGAGTGGATTGGGCCAAGCGTGAGGACTACACGGTATTCACTGCCTGGGCCGCACACAAAGACAGCGGTCGGCGTATGATGGTAGGCTTCTCTAGATTCAACGGGATCGACTACATAACAGCGGTCAAAGAGCTAGTCCGGTTCTGCAAACGCTTCCGGCACATTGCTATCGTATGGCATGATCGGACGGGTGTGGGGGATGCATTGGATGATATGCTTGCCCGAACTAACCTCCCGTACGATGGAATTCTCTTCACCAATTCCTCAAAAGCCACCATGGTGACCAAACTCATTACTGGATTTCAAAAGGTGGAAGCCATCCTGCCGAATTGGCCGGAAATGGTTACCGAGTTGGACGCGTATGAAGTCACGGTATCCTCGTTGGGGTCTTTCAAATTCTCAGCCCCCTCGGGACAGCATGACGATATTGTATCGAGCATGTTCTTGGGATTTGCAGCAGCGGAACATTTCATTTCACCGATGGATATCCTTACGGCAGATGATAAGATCGAACAGAAAACGATTATGGAAAGGTGGTACGATGAGTGGGACGATTGACGGAATCCAGACACTGAAGAATTTCTTTGATCGAGTGTTGAGGCATTACTTCATGTGTGAGACGAGACGGTCTAGAATCCGCACCGCTATCTCTATTGGACAGATCACAACCCTTGATGAACTGAAAACCGCGATCTGGTTGCAGATTGACCGGGACGCAAGGAAGCAGTTTGTCGCTACATATAGATGCGATACTTGGCAGCCCCCTACGACGTGATACAATAACGGCTATGGAGGCGGACATGGCAAATAAAAAAGAAGATACAGATACGCACGATCACGTTTCCGCAGTCGAGAAAGTCTATGGGGCACTGGCACAGGAAGACGACGACGCTTCCAAGGTGACCCGCAAGAAACGACTCGACAGGAAAAAAGGCTTTGACAGCTTCTCCCAGCCCGTAGCCGGAGGGGCGTGGGCTAATTCGACAGACAACGGAATCGATCCCCAGGTGATTGACTCTCTTTTTGTGTCTGAAGATTGGGTTTACTTGACTGTCGATACTCTGGCACGGCAGGCTAAACTGGCGACCCCGATAGTTAAGCGATACTCCGAGAATGCAGAGGGTGGAGAAGAGGCGGAAATAGTCCCGAACCATCCGGCCCAAGTCCTCATGGAGACTCCAAACAAGTACCAATCGAGCGGAAATCTGACGTATTCCGCAGCGGTTAACTACTTCCTGCAAGGGAACATTATCCTGTGGTACGCCAAGAGCGCAGGTCAATTGTGGGTACTCCCTGCGGGACGGGTCTATCCTCAAATCTCCCCTAACAAGGGGATCTACGCTTACACCTTCTCGGCTGATTACGAGATGGACCCGACAACCTCCGCCAATATAGATGTAGACCAGATTGTCCACGTCCGGCGGGAGAATCCGTTTAGTGTCTATTGGGGCCTCAGCCCTTTCATCCCTGGACGGCGCCCCACGCAGTTCAATCAGTACGCGCAGGAATACCTGACCAGTTTCTTCCAGAAGGGGGCGACGTTCCCCGTAATCCTCACGCACGATACGGCGACGACCGAAGAAAAGATGCTCTATCTCTTAAAGAGATTTGAGCAAGCATATACCGGGAGAACCAATCAGCGCCGCGCGTTAATGCTTCCCAAGGGGATGCAAGCCCAGGTAGTTGATCACAAGATTGCTGACACGGAAGTCTTCACAGCTATCAAACAGAACAGAGAAACCATCCTCGCAATCCTCGGCGTGTCTAAACATGCGGTGGGTCTTCAGGAGTCAGGATCTCTCGGTAGCGAAGAACACAAGGCATCGTTGCGGTACATGTGGGCGTCGGCGGTATATCCGATGCTTACAGAATACTCGGATGCCCTGACAAGGCACTTCAAGGGCAACGGGCTACTTGAACAGAATGAGTATATAGATTGGGACTGTTCGGCTACTGAAAGCTTCAGCGAGTCACTGGCATACAAAGCGGAGGCGGGGGCTAAACTCCTCCTGGCAGGTATGACCGTCAACGAGGTTCGCACTCAGATATTTGAGCTAGATCCTATCGACAATGGAGACATGACCCCAGCTATTCCGGTAGCGGCTCCAGCTTATCCCCAGCAGTTCGCACCCCCTCCTCCCAAGCCAACAGATCCGGCAGAACCGCCGATTCCTGCGGAGGAGGAGGAGGAAGAGAAATCGATGGACCGAAAGGCCGTCTATTTTCAGACCCACGCCGATCGGTTCAAAGCAGCAGACGAGAAGTTTAGCAGCGCGGAATCGGTAGGGATGGGCAAGATTGCAGGCATGACCCTAGGACTGTTCGGTGACCAGCTTGAGATAGTCTTAGAAATGCTTGCCAAGAAGAAGAGCATGAAGGCCACCTTCAAGTGGTCCGCCGAGGACTTGGCACAGCTTGAGAAAGACTTCGCAGCCCTAGGACCCAAGTGGAACGCTGATTACACAGAAGCCCTTTTCCCTACAACCCTTGTCGGGCAGGATATCGCTGTCTCTACCGCGTTCTTTGTTAAAGACCCGGATACGGTTGCAGCCCTGGTGGCGCAGGAAGCAGAGAGTACGGCGGCCCGCCTGGAGGCGCGAGGATTTGAAACTTTCGCAGGGATGAACGAAGTTACGACCAACGATATCATGAAGATCATCACGGGTGGGGTGGAGAGTCAAAGCACTGTTCAGGAAATCAGCAGAGCCATTGCCGAAAAGATAGGGGAATATCCAAGCTATCGCACAGAACGCATTGCTCGCACGGAAACCCTGACAGCTGTCTCCCTGGGACAGAAAATTACCAACGACGTGATCGCGAAAGAATTCGCAGATCGGAACCTTCGAAAAGTCTGGATTACGGGTAATGACAGCCGGGTCCGGGATTCCCATGCCTCCCTGCATCAGACCCACGTAGCAATAGATGAAGAGTTTGGGAACGGGTTGGATCACCCGAGGGCGTTAGGGGCGCCCGCGTCGGAGACTATAAATTGCAGGTGTACGTATGTACTTGTAACTGCTGAAGAAATTGGAGGGTAAGAGCAATGATACAGAGAAAACACTTCCTGGAAGTGGAAGCCAAAGCCATCAAGGCGGCGGACGGTGGAAAGATTACCCTCCAGGGGTACGCCAACAAGAATATAATCGACTCCTACAATGAAAGAGTTGATCCGGCAGGGATTAACCTTAGCAGATTCCGCCAGAATCCAATTCTGCTTTTCAATCACGATATGGACTACCCCATCGGTAAAGTCCTGAAGGTGGAGCCAAGGGAAGACGGGGTTTGGGTTGAAGCCGAGATCTCTAATTCAGACAGTGAAAGAATCAAATATGTTCGGGACCTGATTGAAGACCAAAGCCTGAGAACATTCTCAATCGGCTTTATGGTGGACGACGGGGAAGAGCACGAAGACGGGTATTATGTAATCAAGAACTGGACCCTGCACGAGCTATCAGTTGAGTCTATCCCCGCCAACGAAGAATCCACCTTCTCAGCCGAACGCAAGGACCTGAGAGGAATGGCCCTGACAATGAAACGCGCGGAGGTTCGGGTAAATAATTCCGAGACAGTAGAAGAGGCGGCAAAGATTGCCGGGGTATCTCTGAGACGGTTGACGGGTATAATCCAGGGTGTGGAAAAACCTAATGCGGAAATCCTTTCCGCCATTGAAAAGGCTTTCGACGTGGCTATCCAATCAGACGAAGAGAACCCCGCCCCCGAGGGCGATAGGGTTGAACAGCTTAAAGACATGCAGCAGTGTGTGGCGGATAAGATTCCCAAACTAATAGAAGAAGGCAAACCGCAGGATGAAGCTGTAGCCACAGCCATTGCAATGTGTTCGGAAGAGGGGGACAAGACTCTGACAGAAGAAGAGAAGTCCTGGTTGTCGGAGCAAATGCAAACCCGGGCTGACTATCAGACTGAGGTCCCTAATGACGACATGCCCAATCCAACCCTTTTTGCTGACATGGCTAAGTCGATAAATGCCATGATGGGAGAATTGATCGGGATTGGTAAGGAAGTGGCGCTAGAATTGCGGGCGACAAGAGAACTGATTGCCAGAATGGTGGAATCAGAAGAAAAACCTGATAGTATAGAAGACGAAGATAACGGGTCAATGGGGATTGATAGTCAAGACGAGAATAAACCGGACGAAGGCGAACGTCTATTTTACGACCGGATTGATGCAGCATTGAAAAGATTTGGTGTTTAAGGAGCTAATAAATGACAGTCGATACAAAGACAATTGAGGCACGCGTGAAAGCAGCCGAAGACAAAGCAGCCGCAGCCGAGGCTCAGACAAAGAAGCTTGAGCAAGAGAAAGCTGACATTATTGCAAACATGCCTTACCTCGCTACTGGCGGAGTAAAGGGCGAGTCTGATGAGCGCCGTGTTCTCCGAGTATTCGGCGCACGGAATGTTAAAGACCTCCTCAGCGTCAATGTTTGCGCCCCTGAGTTTGCAAGTGTTTCTGAAGCTATGAAGGCTGAAGTAATTACTCTCAAGCGGCAAATGGACATCTCCCGTCAGATCCAACAGCTTTGTTACGGTGAAGCTCTCGACCATGACACTGACGACGGCAAGGCTTCCCGCGTTCGCGGTATCCTTGACAATGCATACGCCAAGGGCTTTGACCTCGCTGGTCGTATCAAGGCATTTGGTACAGCCGTTTCGGGCGAAGGCGCGGAGTGGGTTGATACAATGATTTCTTCGCAATTCATCCCTGAGTATGAGCTTGACCACAAAGTGATCAACGCTTTCCGCTCGATGAATATGCCAAGTCAATCTTACAGCCTCCGCGTTAAGACTGGCCTCGGGGTTGCTCGCATTATCGGCGAAGGCGCTCAAATGAGTACGGGATCTTTCGGTACTTCTACAATCGACATGAAGGCTGTAAAGCTTGCCGAGTACTACGAGATTCCTGAAGAAGTTCAAGAAGACACTGTTGGTGACTTCCTTAGCCTCGCTCGCATGGAAGTAGTTGAAGCACAGATCCGCGCGTATGACATCTGGGCTTTGGACGGTGACACTACTGCCACACACATGGACGCCGACGTTACAGCAGCGGACGACGCTCGTAAGGCTGGTAAAGGTCTTCGTAAGCTTGCTCTCGAAAACTCCAACACAATTGACGTGGATTCGCTAAATGCTGGCGTTATCTCTGACACCATCTTGGTTCAAGCTCGCGCAGCTATGGGTAAGTA